CTATCGGTTTCGATAGAATGCTCGATACACTCTTTGATGAGAATGTTTCGACAACAAACTACCCCCCTTACAATATCGTAAAGGTAGACGATTCCAATTATGCAATTGAAATCGCTATTGCTGGTTTCAGCAAGGACGAAATTGAGATTGAAACTAAAGAGAACACTCTGACAATCAAATCTCAATCAAGGCCTGAGGGAGATGACGATAAACAATATCTACATAAAGGTATTTCAAATCGTGCATTTACTCGTTCCTTTACTATATCTGATGATGTGGTAGTTAAAGGTGCAACCTTTGAAAATGGGTTGTTAAATGTTCAACTTGAGAGAATCATCCCAGAGGAAAAGAAACCTCGTTTGATTAAGATTAAGTAAAACATTTTTTGTAAGAGGGGAAAAATGTCTTGACATTATCCCCTCTTTTTGATAATATAATGTAAATCTTGAAGGAGATAGTATGAAAACAAAAAAAGAAAAAGTCTTGAAACTTTTATCATCTGGTAACAATGTTACTTGGCAGAAGATTAGAGACAAGGTTGACTTAACTTCCCCTAGAGCAATGATTGATACACTCAGAAATGAGGGTCATTGTATCTATACCAATAAGGTAAACGGAAAAACAGCATACAGACTTGGAGAACCATCTAAGGGTGTTATTGCTGCTGGACTAAGAAGTATTCTTGGTTCAGATTACTCTTATGAATCTCGTGATTCAGAATTCGTAAGATAATTAGTTTAAGATGTGGGGGATAACTCCCCCACACAATTATAGGATGTAAACTGTGAAAAAGATTGACTACAAGTATTCAGAAGACAAGATTCTGAAAGAACTGCAAGAGTATATTGATAAGACTTACTCTGCACATTATTCCCACAATAAATTTCAAGCAACAGAATTCATCATGGACTCGGGCCATGGAGAAGGTTTCTGTATCGGTAATATTTTAAAGTATTCGCAACGATACGGAAAAAAGGATGGCAAGAACAGAAATGACTTGCTAAAAGTAATCCATTATGGTATAATGGCATTACATAATCATGATACAACGGAGAGCAAATAAATGAATCTTAGTAATGATACCAAAGAAGTTTTCAAGAACTTCTCCACTATCAACCAAAATCTTATGGTTAAAAGTGGTAACGTGATAAACACAATGTCTGCAATGAAGAACATTGTTGCGAAAGCAACTATTCCAGACACGTTTGACAATGAATTTGCAATTTACGATTTGAACGAATTCCTATCTGCACTTTCACTTTTCAAAAACCCAACACTTAGTTTTAGTGACAAAGCAGTAAAACTTAATGAAGAAGGTGGTGGTAGTTCAGTGAACTATTTCTTTAGTGACCCATCTGTGGTGACTTCACCAAAGACAGAGATTACTATGCCCTCTGTTGATGTTGAGTTCACATTTACACAAAACACATTCAATCAAATCTTGAAGGCATCTGCCGTTCTTGGTGTGCCTGATGTAGTTCTAACTGGAACTGCTGGTGGTGATATCAATCTTACTGTGACTGACCGTAAGAACGATACATCAAACGACTTTGCAATTAAGGTTGGTGAGAATGCTGCATCTGACTTCACATACTTCTTTAAGGTTGAAAACCTAAAACTCTTGTCAGGCGATTACAAGGTAGAAGTTTCACAAAAAGGTATTTCTCATTTTACTAATGTGAATAAACCAGTTGAATACTTTATTGCACTTGAATCTGCATAATGTATCATAAACTAGTCATTAAACCACTTAATGACTCATATGTGAAACATTATTGACAAGGAGACTATATTATGAATGATGCGATTTTATGGGTGGAGAAATATCGTCCATCCAAAATCAGTGATACAATTCTCACTGATGATTTGAAAACAACGTTCCAGACGTTTGTAAATGAAGGGTATATCCCAAATCTACTTTTGTCTGGAGGCCCAGGCGTAGGTAAGACCACTGTTGCGAAAGCAATGCTTGAAGAGATTGGTGCTACCTACATGATGATTAACGGTTCAGAAGAATCGGGAATTGATGTTCTCCGAAATAAGATTAAGAACTTTGCGTCTACTGTCTCTATGGATGGTAATCGCAAGTTCGTAATCTTAGATGAGGCAGATTATCTAAACCCACAATCAACTCAACCTGCCTTGCGTGGGTTCATGGAAGAGTTCCACAAGAACTGTGGATTCATTCTAACATGTAACTTTAAGAACCGAATCATTGACCCTCTACATTCACGATGTTCTGTCGTTGAATTTAAAATACCCAACACTGACAAACCTAAACTTGCTGGACAATTCTTTACTCGTGTTCAAGATATTCTGACTAAAGAAAATGTTCAGTTTGAACCAAAGGCAGTTGCTGGTGTTGTTGAGAAACACTTCCCAGATTGGAGACGTGTTCTTAATGAACTGCAACGTTACTCTGCATCTGGTATGGTTGATGCTGGTATTCTGGTAAACATATCAGAAACCAACATGAAAGACTTGGTTGGGTTTCTCAAAGAAAAAGACTTCAAGTCTATTCGTAAATGGGTTGCAAATAACTTAGATAATGACCCTACTCGTGTATATCGTAAAGTCTATGATATGCTCTATGAGGAAATTGAACCTCAGACTGTGCCACACTTGGTTCTTGCAGTTGCAGACTATCAATACAAATCTGCCTTTGTCGCTGATCAAGAAATCAACATGCTTGCATTCATGATTGAGATTATGACACAGGTGAAGTTCAAATGAGTTATGAACTAAAAGATTATCTTAATTCCATCAATTTATCAAAAGAAAACTTAATGGATGGTGATGACCCAGAATGGGAAAAGAAGTATTCACCATACATTATTAATAAGTGTCTTGCACCTTTCAACGACACTATCATGCTAGTCAATGAGATTAACATGCGTCACCACTTGGACAAGAAGCTTCAATATGACTTTTTACTAAATAGTATTAGGTCTAAGAAGCGTTATGCTCCTTGGGTGAAGGCGAGTAAATTGAAAGACTTAGAGTATGTAAAAGAGTATTATGGTTATACTGATGAAAAGGCAAAGACCGCTCTTTCCATACTTAATAATTCTCAGATAAAGGCTATCAAAGATAGTTTGAATAAAGGTGGAAGAAAATGAATGAAAATATATGGCATCCAGAGAAGATGCTAGAAATAAAACTAAAAGAACCAGATGATTTCTTAAAGGTTCGTGAGACACTATCTCGTATTGGGGTTGCTTCTCGCAAAGAGAAGAAATTATATCAGTCCTGTCACATCCTACATAAACAAGGAAGATACTTCATTGTTCATTTTAAGGAACTGTTTGCACTGGACGGCAAAGATACCAACATTAACGAAAACGACATTTCAAGACGTAACTCAATTGCTGGATTACTTGGTGATTGGGGATTGATTGAAATAATTGGAGAATTGGAACCCAAAGCACCACTTTCCCAAATTAAAGTAATTTCGTTCAAAGAAAAAAATCAATGGTTGTTGGAAACTAAATATAACATTGGTAAGAAAAGAGAAGTTTAACTTTGGCACAGTCGTTTTCTAAATTCATAACAGAAGAAGTAAAAGAAAAACCTTATACTTTAATAATGTTTAACAACTCTAATGAGGAAGTTAGAGATGTGGGCAAAAGAACACGTCCAGACTTTAAGTTGTTTGTTGATGCTGCAAAAAAGACAGGCATCAAAATATTTAATGTTGAGTATACAGGATTGTTTATTACTGAAGAAGACGACAAAATATTTTTGAACTCTCTTGACTTTGATGAGGACGGCAATGTAGTGATGCCAACTGAATCTGGTGAAGCAAAATATCAAAAACCTATTCCTATTGACCCAGAAAATACTATATTATTTGCAAGAGGTCTAGGAACATTCGGTTATACAACAAACCGTAGATGGGTTGATATAATTAGAAATTTAGAACATAAGGGATTTAAAACAATTCCCTCTATTAATACTTGGGACAAATGTTCCAGTAAATATTATTGTGACCAGTTGATGAAATCAAATGGTTTAAAAACTCCTACTACAATTCCCATTACATATTCTGATGATTCAGAAAGAGCAGTAGAACAAGGTAAACTGAAGTTTCCACTTATTCTAAAAGCATCGTCTGGAAGTCAAACAGGGGTTGGGGTTATTATTGCAGAGAGTATGAGGTCACTTCATGCAACTGTTCAAATGTTGAGTTTCCTAAAACCATATGTAGACCTCTTGGTGCAAGAATATATTAAGATTGAATATGACATTAGAGTATTGATTTGTGATGGTGAAATCATTGCAGCAATGAAAAGGAATGTTATCTCTGGTGATGTTAGAAGTAACGCATCTTTGGGTGCAACAACAGAACAGATAGAACTTACAGAGATTGAAAAAAGAGATGCTCTTAAATGTGCAGAATTAGTTCAAGGTGAATTGGTTGGTGTTGACTTACTTCCTGCTAAAGACAGAGAGAAAGAACAACCATATATACTTGAAGTAAACGGAACACCTGGCCTTGGTGGTATCGAAAAAGTTACAAAAGGCAAAAGTGTGATTGAAGAAATATTCAATCACTATAAGAATCGTGATAATTGGAAAGGAAATGATGATGAC